ACGATTGTCCATTGGTACATCCGCATCATCAAGTTTCAGTAGCAATGCTCTGATTCCTGCATCTGTAATGTCTGCTGCGTTAGAAGAGTTACCAGTGTATAAAGTCGCACCGGTTGAACCGATATACGCTTTTTCCCAAGAAGCTGCTGCTGCACCGCCTACAGTACCGCCCTGTAAACCTTCAGTAAGGTTTAGTAGGTCAGTGTCCACCTGCTTAGCGAGAGCATAGCCCGCATCGTCAGTGTAGAACTTTCTGAGAGAGCTCAATGCCTGAACTTCTGTGATATCTTCAATTAGTACAGAGTATTCATAGTGCTTATCAATCGAAAGATTGGTTACACCGTGAGTATCACCCTGTATTTTTACTTGTGTATTTGCTGCCTTAGCTGTCGCAGAACCACGTGTTGGCGTCGGAATGTGAATAGTATCACCTTTTTTACCTTTATGATTCAAGCGAGTAACTAATGGAGCGACCACCAAGTTCGATTTGTACGCTGCAATAGTTTCATCTGACCAGATTTCTGGGATGAAATTAGCACCTGTAGTAACCGTTTGATGGTTAGAGCCAATTGCTCCTGTTGCCATAATATTACTCCTGTGTTATAGTATAATCAAATTATTTGACTCTTCCTTCAGCATAGGCATTGTATATTTCATCGGCTAAGTCTGCATACCTATTAGGGTCTGTTGCTTTTAGACGTATTAGGTCTGCCCTACGATATGTTTTCTTACCTGCTGTAGATTCAGATGATACTTTAGATTCACTCTTGCCAGTTTTTAAGGCTTTTTTTCTTGTAGCTTTCTGCTGTTCTTTTACTTCTGCAGTTTTATCAATCATTGAACGCTCTTTCCAGTGTGTCAATAATTCATCTGCTGCTTCGTAATTGTAAGCGTCAGCTTGTTGAAATAAATCCGTTCTAAACTTACTTGACTGAACCCAGTTTTGAAAACCTGTATCTTGTACGATGTCCATAAAATCTGGATGAGCCTGTTCCAATTGTGCCTTACTCGTTTCTGCTTGTTGCTGAGCTTGGAATTGTTGGAACTCTTGAAACTTGGGATGCTTCTCTATTAAAGAATTAACCGATTTACTGGGGTCTTCAAAAAAATCATCTTCTGTTTCTGTGTTTGAGTTTTCTGCCTGTAGATTATTTCCGCTTGAACTTCTTGCTACTTCGGCTTTGAGGAAACTATCTGATAATTGTCTTAACTCTCCAATCTCTTGACTCTTACGTCCAAGTTCTTGTTCTAAGTTTTGATAACTTTTGATTATATCCTCTACACTTTTACCTGAAAACTTGTCTGGAACCTCGGGAGTTTCTTCTTCTGTTTCTACTTCCGTTGCTTCAAGGGTTTCCTCTTCTGTGTTTTCTACCTCGTCTTCCGAAATTTCATCGGGGTCTACTACTATATTGCTCATATCATTGTTCTCCGCCCGTTAGGGTTATGAAGTTGTAAAAAGATGACGCTAGTTGTCTAGTTCTGTCATCGCTGCTTTTGTTGCGTCTTCTAAAACAATCATCTGTCTTAGAATTGACAACTGACCTCTGGCGAACCATAGGTCTTTTTCATTATCAATAGAATCTAATCTCTTGACTGATTCAGACATAACCTTTAATTCTTCTATAAGGTCTGCCCATCCTTCAGTTTCTAATAAGTCAATTCTATCTCTATAAAATTCTTCGTCTTCTTTAGCCATTTAACCTTGTAACTTTTCTGTTGCTGTAGCTATGTTTAGTAATGTCTCAGATTGTAAGTGTTCCATTTCTGGAATATTTCTCACAGTCTCAGCATTAGTATTTTCAGTGTCAGCTCTCATTTTTTCAATTGATGCTAATTCTTTCTGTAATCTAACATATGCTTCTTGAATCTTCATTTCTGTAGGTTGCTCTGAACCTGCCTGTGCTGCATTTAACATTGCTTTGGTTTGTTCCTCTTGAGCTTCTGCCATAGTTTTTTGAATATCAGCTTGCAATTGTTGTACTTGTAGCTGTTGAGCCATCTGTTGCATCTCTTGAACTTGAGGGTCTGGCTGCATACCTTGCATTAATGCTTGTACTACTTGGTCTCTGTTATGTACACTAGAGTTTTGGAATATAGATAGTAATATTACATTAAATGCAGGAGAGTCTTTAGGTATAGCTTGCAACAAACTAACCATTTGTTGTGCTTCTAGCTCCTTAGCCATAATACCCATAGTAGAATAAGGTACAAATTTGTAGTCTGCAATAGGATATCTATCTACATCAAACTGTATTTTTCTCCATAACGCCTTATTAATCATAGGGATAAGGAATGTGTTTTGGAAGTTCATTAGAGTACGCTTCTGTCTCTTAATAGAAGAAGACTGTTGCATAGACATACCTGCAGATGTAGCACGTTCTGCACTACCTCCAGTGTCAGCACTTCCAGTACCCATTTGAATCATATTTTGTAGACTTGCTACCTGTGTATAAGTATTTTGGTCGGTGCTGCCTAAAGATAATGGCATTATTGCTTGTCTTGGGTCGCCATTAGTAAGTACAGTCTTACCCGGTCTGACTTCTAGTTTGACTCCACGAGGCATACGAGTTGCGTCGGCAGCCATCATTGGTGTAGTAGTCAGAGCTAACGAGTCTATTCGTGCTCTCATTTCAGCGTCTAATGCTTTCTGTGGATTATAGCCTTTCTCACAAACACCCCTACCCCAGAACTTCGATGGGACTATATCGTGCTGATAGCTTACAAAAGGTCTATCTTCCATCATAAATGGGTTTTTGTTAGCTCTAAGTATGTGTGAATCGTTAGCTATAGTAACTACAGCCTCTACTAATTCATCTGCTTCATACTCAAAATCATCCATAGATTCATTTTCTTCTAGGAATCTTGCGGGTACTTTACCCCAATACTCAGTAATTTTTATTTGGTCTGATGCGTCAGGTCTAGACTCTTCAGGGTCAAACCCTTTTAGTCTGTCTATATTATAATCACCTTCAATAACAATATCTCTGTAAGTACCGTCTTCGATACCTTTAATAATACTGTGTCTAGGTTTAATTACTTCGTGTGCGACACCTAATGCTTCTTGTATATTAATTGCAGAAGGGTCAATAAGGAATTCTTTAGGGCTTATAGCCTCTACTTTAACATCTATTACAGTGTCTTCTTGTAATATTCTTTCTGTAGCCATAGTACCTTGTACTGGTACTTCCGTTGGATACTTCCAAGTGTTTTCTTCTACAGATAATTTACCAATTCCTGTACCATATACAGCAGCATTTAAAAATACTTCACATAAAGCATCTTTACAACCTGTAGATTCTAAATCTTCTTGTAATAAATTGCGTACATATTCAGCATCTCTAGGGTCTTGGTCTAGCATATCATCTTTGATATCAAACCACTTCCCTCTGCCAAAAGTAGCTTCTTCGATTTCTGCTACAGATGATTCAACTGCTTGTTGTAGTGCAGGAGCTATTAATTTAGACTTTTCAGATTGTCTAGTCTTATCACTAGCTTTCCATATACCTCGCCATAGACGATAATATTCATCCCACATATCTAAATAATTAGAATCTCTGTGATTTCTCCACTCTTCTAGACGAGAGCCTAGCCAACTTGCTAATCCTTGATATTTATTTTCTTCCATCAGTATCCTGCAACGTCATCATATGGTTCCCACTCCTCTTCTAATTCTATTGTGTGCATAAAGTCTGCTACACTAACTTGGTCAATGTAGGAAAGAGAGTCAATAATGTCATCGTGTGTTCCCTTACTAGGAAACTCTATTAACTGTGTCTCTAACTCACTATTCCAATTAGAATTGCGATTAAATGTAATCTTACCGTGCTCCATTCTACCTTGCAGAGCCCAAGTAATTCTATCTGCTTTCTTCTTACCACCGTGGGTTACGTCTGTTATGACTACCCATCTACCTTGTGTTCTCATCTCATCTTGAAGATAAGGTAAGATAGCGTTCTTTAACGCTCCAGATTCTATTCCGACAGTAGTTGCCTGATTCTCAATTGCAGCCTGTAATATTTTAGAAGCAGTTTCTTTAATATTCCATCTACCGTGGAGTATATCTTTGACCCACCACTTATCACCGTGGATTTTAACAATTGATATAGCTGTTTCATCTAACTTACTCCCTTTAAGACCACGTTCCTTTTCCACCGCTTCAAAGCCCGCAGGGTCAACCGCAATAACGTAATTGCCTTCCTCCGGTTCATTCTCATCGTACTTAATCCACTCATTTTTAAATATACCACCAGTAAAACTTACAAAGGACGCTTCAAATTCTTGTCTGAATGCTTGCGTCGACATCGTTCTTTTAGCGACTTCTACCTCTTTAGGGTCTATTAGAGGGTTGTCTGTAGACGTATATTGGAATGCTTCCCAGTCCTCGTCTTTTTCTGCTTCAAGAAACAAATCATAGAAGTGATTCTTACCTGCAGGCGTACCAATAAAGAGTGCACCACCTTTTACATCTGAAAGTGTTGGTCTTATAATCTGTTCCCAGACTTCTACTTTCATACTTGCGTACTCATCGAGTACAACATAAGCAAGTCCTACGCCTCTTAGAGTATCTGGTCTGTCACTCCCCTTTAAGCTAATTCTTCTACCATTAACTAACTTCATAGTAGCTGTATTCTCGTGGGTAGTCTCTATAAGGTCTGTCCCGTGAAGGAGTTCCTTGAGCATATTCCACATAATATCTTTAGCTTGTTGGAATGTAGGACCTATATAAAAGACATCCTTACTTTCCGACTGTAGAGCCTTGAT